TTTTCGAACATTTAGAAGATGACGGTAAAGAAAATGCACGGTTAGCAATAATTGATTTTTGGCAATCAAAAGTTGCTCAAACCTATTTCAATGTTAATGAACGGGTACAACTACCAGCTGGGTTTTCGCCTATTGCTGCAAAACATTTTTCAGCGCCGTCTGATTTGATTTCAGTATCCAATGATACATTGCGCGCTAAGTTCAATAAACATGGAGGCCACTCACCAGAGATTTTTAAAATTGCAACCTTATTACCAACCTTACTACATACGTTGCCAAGTCACATTGTTCGAAAAGGTTCTCAAATTTGGGCAATGATAGAAACAGAAAAGAGGCTCTGGAAAATCGTTCTAAAAAAGAATGCCCGTGGCTACATTCACATCTCAAGCATTCACCCGTTTAATCAAACAGATTTACAAAAGGAATTAAACAAAAAATAAAAAGCGCCAGCTGCAAGGTCGGAATACCCCTTGTTGGTTGCTATAACCAGCATCCATTTGCCCAACTGACGCATCACCAACATAGCCCAATTCAACGCAAAATTCAACACGCGCAAAACCGCCCACACAGCGCCATACACAGGCTTTAAGCTATATCCACGCAGAAAATTTAACAAAAGCCGTAAAAACCCATTCAAAACCCATTCAATGGCGATCTTAAACTTAGTTCAAATATGAAAAACCCGATCTACACGGGACGATAGATCGGGTTTAGGTTCTTTTGGTCTATGACCCACAAAAATGGAGGATAAGGAACCAACCTCCTGCCTACCCTTTATTTCTGATGGGAATAACGAGCGCTACGGGTAAGCGTTTCGCCGTAGTTTGTTAAGCCTGACACGTTGATATTGTGATCATGGCAAAGAAAAAATCAACATCAATTTTAAATATCGACCTTTCTGGCAAAGCAGCGCTTTGTTCTAAGGGTGAAAAAACACCAACCCAAATTCAATTGTTTTTGGCAGGGCAATTAGTGACGACTGATGGTCGTGTATTTATCAACGATAATCCAGATCGCATCATTGCAGAGTTTACCAGTGATGATAGACCAATCCCAATTGACGTTGATCACGAGATGGAAATCAGTCGCGCTGGCCCAGCCTATGGGTGGGTAGTTGAACTGGAAAACCGTGATGGGGAATTGTGGGCCACTGTTGAATGGACACCAAAAGGCACTCAAGCAATCACTTCAAAAGAGTATCGTTATTTGTCGCCAGCATTTCTTTACAACGATGACGGCCAAATCCTAAAGCTCATTTCTGTTGCCCTCACCAACAAACCTGCTTTGCCACAACTCAAGGCATTAGCAAGCGAACAAAAATCCAAACCCACTAAGGAGAATGAAATGGACAGGATCGCCCTGTGCAAAAAACTCGGTTTGCCCGACGATGCAACCGATGCACAAATCTTAGCCGCCATTGATGATAAGGACGCAAAGTTAAAAACCGCTTTGGCCTCATCAACGGCACCATCGTTGAACGAATTTGTGCCGCGCGCTGATTATAATCAAGTTGTCAAAGATCGCGACACGGCAAACACCGCTTTGGCCAGTATCGAAAAACAAGGCAATACCGACAAGGCAACGGCTCTTGTCGAAAGCGGTATCGAAAACGGTCAAATCGCGCCTGCATCAAAAGACTTCTATTTGTCTATGTGTAGCAAAGAAGGCGGCTTGGCCGAATTTGAAGAGTTCCTGAAAGGCGCACCAAAGGTTGTTGCATCAGTTGCCGATCCTGATGTGAAAGTTCCAGACGGCGACAAAACAGCATTGACCAGCCAAGACAAAGAAGTCGCGGCCGCAATGGGTATCACGCCAGAAGAATTCATTGAGCAACGCAAATTGGAGGCTAAATAATGGCACCTCTTACAAACTCACGCGGCACCATGCGCCGCACGTCTGATCTGTTTGGCTTTGCTGTTAAAGCGTCAACAACAATTCAAATTGGAGCCATGGTGGTTTTGGCGGGTGGTCTTGCTGTTCCTGCATCCACAGCCCTCGGCTTGGTAGGTGTTGGCATTGCTAAAACCTACGCAGACAACTCAAATGGCGCTGACGGCGATATTAAAGTTGAAGTTGAAACAGGCACCTATGCTTTTCACAACAATGCCACGTCAGTCAATCTCACACACATCGGCTCGCCCGCTTACATTGTTGATGATCAAACGGTTGATGCAACCGATGGCGGCGGCACCCGTTCGCCCGTTGGCACAATCATGGACGTTGATGAACACGGCGTCTGGGTAAAATTTTAATTTAAAGTAAGGCTCATTTAAAATGGACATTTCACGTCAAACACTCACCGCCTTGTTTACTGGTTTCAACAGTATTTTTACCAAGGCATTTTCTGCTGTCAAACCCGACTATAAAAAAATTGCAACGGTCGTGCCATCAAAAACCGCACAAAACACTTATCCTTGGCTTGGTAAAATTGCTGGTATGCGAGAGTGGATCGGTGATCGGTTTTTACAAAAGCTAAAAGCCCATGATTACTCAATTAAAAACCGCAGCTTCGAAGTCACGGTCGAAGTTGATCGCAACGACATTGAAGACGATCAGGTTGGGTTGTACGCACCTGTTTTTGAAAACTTAGGCGACGCAGCTGCTCGCCATCCTGACGAATTGGTTTTTGGGGCACTCAACGATGGCTTTGCTCAACTTTGTTTTGATGGGCAAAATTACTTTGATACCGACCACCCTGTTGGAAAAGAAGGTCAAGAAGTTACCGTCTCCAATATGGAAGCTGGTGGCGATCAGGCGTGGTTTTTGCTCGACACGCGCCGCCCAATTAAACCAATCATTTTCCAAGAGCGTAAAAAGCCCAGCAAGCTTATACGCAAGGACAGCGAAACAGATGAGAACGTATTCATGCGGAAATCATATGTTTATGGCACCGATAGTCGCTGCAATGTTGGTTACAGCTTTTGGCAAATGGGGTTTGGTTCAAAGCAACCATTGACTGCCGCCACCTTTAAAGCCGCCCGCGCTGCAATGCGTGATTTCAAAGGCGATGATGGCGAGTCCTTAAATATCGAACCAAACATGATTGTTGTTGGCAACGCCAATGCCGATGTTGCCGAAGACCTGTTTGCAGCAAGCGTAATTAATGGAACCACCAACACTTTGAGCAAAGCCGTCGAAGTGCTTCGTTCATCACGTATCAAATAGGAGCGCTGAATAATGGACCCTAAAAACAACGCAGCAAGCCGCAAGGCACCTAGTCAATCTGCAAAGTCAAAATCAGGTGCAAAATCACCTACCACGGACAATGATCAAACCAAAAAGCCTGATGAAAAATATCGCGGTGAACTGGTTGTCGTCACAGGGCCGTCATATGGACGCTGGCGGGGTGGGCGAAAATTCACCACGACACCAACAAAAATTCAGCCAAGCGAATTGTCTGAAGAACAATTTAAAGGCTTGATGGACGATCCTTTGTTGTCAGTCGTTCCAGGGCATACGGACGAAGACCTCACTATGGGCGATGAATAACCCTTCAGACTTTACCTAACAACAAATTGAAGGGGTGGCGTCACGCCAGCCCTTTACAGCACACCAAAAGGAAATCCAATGGCATACGCAACCAAGAAAGACATTATCGATCTGTACGGAATTGATTTTCTGACATTGATCGGTTTGCGCGGTGATGAAGAACTGCTCACGCAGCCTTTATCAACGGCTGCCATTGCCGATGCGATTGCTCAAGCTTCCTCTGAAGCCGACACTTACATCTCGCGGCGCTACCCTGTGCCTGTATCAAACCCACCACGGGTTTTAGAAATTCACGTTATCAACTTGGCCTGCCATCACTTGGCCGCAACCGCCGACACCATGACTGAAATCATTCGCCAGCGTTATGAAGACGCTCAAAAGTGGTTGATGAACATTTCCAAAGGCTTGGCAAATATTGCCGCTGGCGAAGATGATGACGGCAATACAATTGCTGAAAGTTCACCAAGTGCCGCAATATTTCAATCGGCTGCACCGATGTTTAAGCGAGGTCAGTAATGAGCGGTATTTCATTTGAAATAGATGCCACACAAGTTGGCATTGCAGCCGACAAGTTAGACCAACTTGCAAACTTTGAACGCCATGAGTTGCTAGATATGCTTGGTGGTTTGGTTGCCGAGCAAACCAAAGAACGCATCGCCACCGAAAAAACCTCACCCGATGGGGCCCCATGGAAAGCCAATCGCCGAGGTGGTTCAACTCTAGTGCTTGAAGGCAACCTCTTAGGTTCAATTGATCATCATGTTTCAAGCAGCAAAGCTGAAATTGGTTCGCCTTTGATATATGCCGCCATTCATCATTACGGTGGCACCATCAAGGCTAAGTCTGGCAAGAAATTGGCTTTTGGTGTCGGCAATCAAATGTACTTTATGGATAGCGTTGATATTCCAGCCCGTCCTTACCTTGGATTATCGGCCGCCAACCTTCGTGAACTTGAAAACGAACTTGGTGACTGGATTGAAGGGACACTTCAATGAGTAATCCAGCAACAGGAAAAATCCTTCAGTATCTTGATGCTTTTACGCAGGAAGTAAAAACGGCTTTCCCCAAAATCAAAGATATAGACACCCACGCAGGCCGCTTGTCTGAAAATGACATCAAACAACTTTTGCTCAAAGCGCCCGCCTTGCGGTTGGCCTTACTTGGTAGCAAAAGAGTTGAAAGTCGGCTTGAGGGAACTTCGGCAATTGCTTGTCAATTTGGGTGTTTCATCATCACGAAAAATGGCACTAAACTATCTAAAGATCGCCAAGCCACCAATATTGGCGAAGCGCTCATGGTTAAGTTTGATCGTTTTCAACCAAAATCAACCGACACCAACAAGTTGCTTGGCCGACCTGCTCAAAATTTGCGGTTTGATATTCTTATAAGTTCTGGTCAAAAAAAATCAGGCGTCATGCTTTGCGCCGTGGCATGGGAATCCGTAATCACTTGCGGTGAAGGTATCTTTGAAGAAGGTGGCCCCGTTTTAGATCAGCTCTATATCAATGGCGATCTTGTGATGGGAAATGCACCATGAGCGCCGAAGCAAGACGCATAGCAAAAGCCATCGGACATTTGACTTTACAAGTTGAAGAAACTCAACGCCGCCTCGCAAATATCATGCGTCCTGCAAAGGTTTTAAAAGTTGATGCTGCCAAAGGCTTGGTCAAAGTTGATGCGGGCGGATTGAAAACTCATTGGGTGCCGTGGACAGAAGTTGCTGGCGATATTTCCTCTTGGTCACCGCCTTCAGTTGGTCAACAGGTTCATTTGTTTTCGCCTTCAGGCGATACGGCTAATGGTTGGATTATGCCAGGCGGTTTTTCAGACGCCAACCCACAAAAGCATAACAGTGGCAGCGAATATAAACTCACCGTAGGCAATGCAAGCTTTCTAGTCAAAAACGGTGAAGTGGAAATCAAGGTTGGCAACAAACGCGTGGTCATCACACCCGACGAAATTTTAACCGACGGTAAAACCCGCCTCAATAACGGTACCGCAAAAATTCACCGCAAAGGTGACGATGACAGCGCTGGCGATATTGCGGTTGGCAGCGCCGATGAAGTTTATGCATAGGAGATAAAAATGCCAAATGAAGTAAAACAATTTGTTGTTAAAAAGAAAGGTTTCATCGGTGATGAGCGTAAAGAGGTTGGTGATAAAATCACATCCACAGAACGAGCCATGCGGTATCACCTTTTGAATGGTCAGGTTGTTATTGAAAACAATACGCCGGGCAATGAAAAACCTAGCGAAAAAACGAGCGAAAAACCTACCGAAAAAACCACGCCCAAACCTTCTAAATCAAAGGTGGCCAACTAAGTGGCAGACTCTTGGCGCATAAGTGGCGGTCAAAAGATCGAAGGCCTTGAGCATCTCAAGCAGTCCATTTGGGACATCTTGATGACGCCAATTGGCACCCGCGTTTTGCGCCGTGGCTATGGCTCACTTGTGCCATCACTTATCGACAAACCAATGAACCCACAAATTATGATTGAAATATTTTCTGCCATTGCCATTGCATTGGACAAGTGGGAACCACGTTTCAATCTTAAACTCGTGTCTGTTGATAAGGTCTCGCCAGGACACGCCGAGTTTAGTCTCAAAGGCACGTGGTTTCCTGACTGGCCGCGCACTCAAAACGCGCGAGAAGTGGAGCTTGAAATATGACTTTAGGCATAACTCCACAAAGTTTAGACCACTTGCCCGCACCTCAAATGATCGAAGAACTTGATGCAGAGGCCATTGTTCTTAAGGCAAAATCAAAACTAGTCGAACTATACGCCGACATTGCTGACTTATTGCAATTGGAAAGCGAACCTGCGGTTAAACAAATTGAAGTTGCAGCCTATCGCGAAACTTTGGTGCGTGAGCGTATCAATGAAGCATTTAGAGCTGGTCTTTTGTACTATGCTAATGGCAACGATTTAGATCATCTCGCCGCCTTCTATGATTTATTGCGAATGGCAAGCGAAGATGATGCCCGTTTACGCACTCGTATTACATTAGCAATCCAAGGCCGTTCAACAGGTGGCACCGAGGAACGTTATCGTTTAATTGCGATGTCGGCCGACATTCGCGTGGCCGATGCCAAGCCTTATGTCATTGGCAAAAGCCCTTTAGTTCATGTGGCTGTATTTTCAACTGATGATGATGGTATTGCCGACCAAACGTTACTAGATACGGTTTCACAAAGTTTGAAGATGCCAAATAAACGTATGATAAGTGACCATTTAAACATCGTTTCAGCGGTCACTCAAACCGTCGATATCCAAGCCAATGTTTGGTTGTTACCAAATGCCGCCAGTTCGGTGTTTGATAGTTTAGAAAACACTTTAAGGGCCGCTCATGCTCAAGAAAATGGCCTTGGTTTTGATTTAACAAGGGCATGGATTACATCGCGCCTTATGCCTGCAGGTGTCCAACGTGTTGAAATAGTCTCACCTTCAAATGACATCATTGTTCAACCAATGACAGCCGTCACGCTTGGCGCTATCAATTTGAATTTCATGGGGAATGATTATTAATGACCTATGATGAACACCTCTTACCACCTAATGCCGATCCGCTTGAACGCGCGATGTCCATTGCTCTTGATGTAATCCCAAAAGTCAAAGACAACATTGCCACGATGCGTTTGGCCAAACTTGTTTCACCATCACCCAGCCTATTGCCTTTTTTGGTCTATGAATATGGCCTGTGGTTACTGTCACCTTACGTGCCAAACCTTTATGATCTAATCAATGAAGGCATCGCTTGGCAACGTGTTCGAGGCACACCAGACGGGCTTGAAAAAGGTCTTGGATTTATTGGTTATGCTGGCGAACTTATAGAAGCACCTGTTCGCCGTACATTTTGGAATATCTTTGAAGTGGCTCTTGATCGTTTGCGCGACAATGAAGTGCCAGACCTTAAAGGCCTTGATGGCGTGGCGCGGTTATCGGTGCCAATGCGATCATATTTTTGGCGTGGATTTCATGGATACGATGTTCAACCGTTAGAGCTTGGTTGGTCAAAACTTGGCGACACTTTGCTTGGCGATGACAGCGGTGTGCGCATTGACGGGGTGAAAGCCAAATGGTCATTTGGTCGATTGGTTGAATTTTCAAAAGCCCTAAGCGAACAAGAACTAACCCAACTTGGTGTTTGGCAAGCTGATATTGGTGGTGGATTGGCTTGGGGTAATTATTCGTGGAATGACGCACAGGCCGCTTGGTCCGATCCCGCCGCCGCAACGCGCACACGGTTGATGCTGACTGGACTAATAAACCGCCCAGTATGGTTTGAGTTTAAAAATGATGCTGGTGATATAATTGGTTATCGAAAAGCCCGTTTCAATCGTGCGGTACGTCCACAATTTGAAGGCGAATATGAGTTTGATGGATCACCTTACACCATAGATTTAAACGCACCGACCACTTTGCTGGTCGAAGCCAACACTGATTTTGGTGAAGGTGATGGTCAAACGGCCGTGAGTGTCGGATTGATTTTTGATATCAATCCAACTGATCCCAAAAAGCCTGGTCTTTTATGGGCAGGACCAAATGAACTATCTAATTTATCGCCTGCTGTTGCTGTTCAAAATATTTCAATAAATTTTTCAAAAACCGTCCGTGAGCGTGTTCGCTTACGACTGTCAGTATAGAGGTTTGCATGTCTCAATTTAATCACCCATCTGGTGTGGCAGATGCATATTTAAGAGCGGATCAAAAACCAACCGCTGCCCGCTCTGTAGCCCGTGATGGCAATTTTTTAACGTCAGCCGATATCAATGATGCTTTGTTTATTACAGAGCGACGTAACAAGCGTACATCAAATCTGGTGGCAAAAGATGGGGATCGGATTGAAGGGGCTGACATTAGTATTGATCGAGACGCTTCAACCGCCTCAATGACCGCTGGTTTGATTTATATCAATGGTGATGTAAAATCCATTGAAGCAGCAAATGACATTGCGGTTAATATTGTTGGTGAGTTTCGCGTTGGTGTTCGTTTGAACACAACCATTATAACAGAAGTTGAAGACCCTTCATTGGTAGGCCTTCACCCTGGATCAAAAAGTGAAGGCGAAGCCTGTGCTGCCATTGAAGTTGAAACCATTGTTTGGGCAACACAAGACGATGGTGGCGAAGGTGAGTTCTACGCTGTTTATTTGCTGATTGATGGTACGGTTATTGACCAAACGCCACCACCTGCATTAACAGGCATTACTCAAGCCATATCATCATATGATTATAATGCTCACGGCAACTATATTGTTAAAGGTTGTCATGTCACCGCATTAGGAATGATTGATGGAGCACAGCATTTTTCGATTGAAAAAGGCACGGCAAACATTGAAGGTTTCGCGCGATCCCGCCAAGCAGATTTGCGGCACATAGAAATTGAACAACCTGAAACTGAACAAGTAAATGGTGAGCCTCACACGTTTACGAATGGTGG